GGATCTGGGAAAATAGTTGTAGTAATTCCAGTTCCACTAGGACAAGTAAATGCTATACCTGCCATAGTAATTTGATCATTAGGACTGAAACCATGAACACCCATTGTCCTCACAGTAGCAATACCAGATGGCTCATCATATTGAACATCAGTTACTGTTGTGACACCTGATTGTGTTCCTTGAATGTATAATCTATCTAATGTAATTGCCGTCTTTTCTAATATTAATCTACCATCAATTAAGACTATAGCATCATTTGGTGGAATCTCAACGTCTTTAATTATTCTTATATCTCTCTTATTCCCAGTACTTCTTGATTCTCTTCTATGTACAAAACTTATAGTAGGATATGTTGTTCCTATACCAACATTAGAAACTTGAGCATACAACAAAATAGCAGAGGTTCCTGTCGGTACTTCATATAGTTTCTGTTCACCAGGGTGAACTGGAACAGCTACTGATAAAAACTTATTGACTGGTGCTATTGCCATATTATCTCAACGCTAATATTAAGGGGGTTAATTGTGCTTGAATTGCTCTATTGAAATCTCTTCCTCGGATTGTAGATGTGGTCTGATCAATTACCAATCCCTGACCAATTCTAAAGTTTCCTTTTTGATCCGTACTGGTAAATGGTACTTGTCCACCATCAATAGCGACAATTTCATTTTCGGGAATTGGCTCACCACCTTGGAAGGGGTTTGCAGTATTTAGGTCAGTACCAGCTCCGATATATTCAAAAGAATGTGAACTGGTAATGATTCTACTAATCCTCTTAAATTCTGCAGCAGAACCCGTACCAATAGCATAGGGAATAAATTCATTAAAGGTTACAGTTGATAGTCCCACATTAGGAGCACTAGTTGATGGTTCCGTTGCTTCACTTATAGTATAATAAATTGGATCCATAACTGCTTCCAATACAGCATTACCACCACCAGAAACTGAAAGAACAACATTTTGCTGATTCGATCCACTACCAGAAGGTAAGAAGTTTCTTCCACTAGCAATTATATCAACAGATGTTATTGTTCCTGAAGAACTAACATTAGCAGAAAATTCTGCCAAAATTCCTTCTGGTCCTTGTGGTAATGATGCAGTTACACTTGGTGGTGCTCCTGAATTATAATCACCATCATTACCACCATTAACAACTTTAACACTTCTAACTAAATTAAACGGTGCAGTTGTAACACCTGTAGCAGTAGTATCATTATAATCATCTAAATCAACTTTAAAAAATGCTGACTGACCATCAAAAGGTTTTCTTATATTATTTAAAGTATCTCTTACGTTCAGTATCGCATATCTATCAGTTCCTGCAACACCTGCTGCATTAACAGTTCCAGTAAATTCTGTAGATCCAACGCCAACAGCTTTTAATCCATAATTACCAAATGATGAGTTGGAGTTTGTTAGATCACATTGTCCACCACTATCACATGAAATAGCAATATCACAACCAATAGTAAAGATAGAAACTAACTGAGCATATGCATTATTAGTAATTGATACACCAATTCCATTCTCATTATACTGAGTAAAGGAATCGCAAACCATACTCTTAATATCTTGTCCTATACTATTAATTCCAGTAAATGCTGCATTAACATTATTACCATCAATCTTCATTCCAATACTACCACTCATAAAATTAGTACAGTTTCTTACATAAGGACTCTTATATCTACCTGTTTTACCCTCATTAGCAGGGCCAGAAGCAACATATCCAGTAGCAGCAAATTCAGAAGAAGTTGTTGGTGGAAAAGCAACTGCACCACATCCTACATGGCTATGTGTTGTTCCACCTTTTCCATCATCTTGTGTCCCAGAGAAATTAAGATTTTGTACTAGGCATCCTCTACGAACATGGAATACATCCTTAGTTCTATTCTGAGGAACTATAGTTACAAGACGAAGATCTTCACCAGATACAGAAACATCAGTTCTTAATCCGATTGGATTGTTTTCAATATACGTACCAGAACGAACAATAATTGTATCACCTTCCATTGCTACTGTTGCAGCCGCACCAACAGTTCTCTTTGCATCACCTTCCAATAATCCACTATTTGTATCACATCCATTCTCAGAAACCCAAATAGCATTTTTAGTTTGAACACCAGATGGTCTCCATGATACACCAGTTCCTACAGATGATAAACGATAATCAGTCTGACATATACCAACACCAGTACCATCATTAATATCAATTAATGAACTATTAAGTTCTACTGTACCATCGAATTTAGATGCACCATCAACCTCTAATGTGGATTCAAGTGTAGTAGCAGCACCTACTACTAGATGATTTTGAAGTGTAGTATCTCCATCAACATTTAATGTATTATCTAAATCAGTAGCACCCTGAACATTAAGTTGATTATCTGCTGTTACATTACCCCTAAGTCTTGATGTTCCATCAACATTTAACGTAGTATCTAAATCAGTAGCACCCTGAACATTTAAAGTAGTCTTAAGTGTAGTTGCAAGATCAACTTCTAAATTACCTTTAAGAGTTGTATTTCCATCAACATTTAATGTACTATCAAAATCAACGGCACCCGTAGCATGAACTGTTCCACTAATATCTAATTGAGCACTAGGACTATTATTATTAATACCAACTTTAGTCATCCTATAGATGTGACCATCACTAGTCCATCCCCACAAGTCATATGACTCTATATCAGCAATTGATGTAGGATTACTTGGATTTGGTATTGGAATAATAGAAGTGGTTCCTATACCAAGACTATTATTATCAATAAAGTTTAGGGTAGTAAATGTTTGAGCAGTACCCGTTTTTGGAATATAAGTACTTTGATCTTGTATAAAAATACCAAGTTGATCTACTGGAGATGCAGAAATCCATCTTACTCCATTACCATCTTGATTTAAATAATATCCATTTTGACCTGAAGAATTGGCAGAATCGTAAATATCAGCATCAACCTTAATACTACCAGCAACATCAAGTTTCTGCTCTGGAATTGTGCTTCCAATTCCAACATTACCCGATCCAGCTCCAGATGAAATGCCAGATATAACTGTTCCACCAACACCTACATGGAGATATTCAGTTACTGTAAGAATACCTACTTGTAATGTATCAAATGTCGCAGGACTCATGAAGGTAGTTACACCTACAAAATAACTATCTCCTCCAACATATAAATCACCAGTTAAATTTACATCATTGGCATTAATTGTGCCAATACCTGCCTGTGTAAAATCATAGTATAATCTACCGTAAATATATACGTCTTCAAATACTGAACTACCTGATTGTGGAATTGGATTGTCGAGTGTCATATTAGTGAATTTACCTTACTTAGGATTTTTCCTGCTTTATTCTCAAGAGCTCCAAAACCAACTGACGCACCTGCAACCTGAGCAACCTTATCAGCTATCATACTCTTATCAAATGCCTTCATAAAACTTTCAGTTTTAAGTACTACTGCCATATTTCCATGTTTTGGAGCACCCAAATCAATTTCTTTTGCAGTAGAAACAAGTCTTTCACATTTTCCTGGCTTTTCATATCCTAAACGAATCTTTCTAGCCTGAATAACAACTTCATTAGTTGCATCAAGAATAATATTCGGACCTTTAATTTTAACCCAAGTACCATTTGATATACACTGTATTGACATATCACCCTTATGGGCAAATAAAGCAACACTATTTTCACCTTTTTTGGCCTTTATGCCACCTTGAATCTGAAGTTTACCCTCAGCTTCAATACTGGCCATACCATTTTCATATAATCCAGCATTAAATTTAACCTTAGAATCATTCTCTGCTTGAAAAACAAATGATGCAACACCACATGTACCAACTTTACTAGATCCAGTTTCAAGAATACATTGAGGACCAAATTGGTCAATCGTCCTATTTTCTTCAGTCATTAAGTCACACAATCAATTACTTGTACCACTTCAGTCTGTGGAATCTCTCTAGTCATTACAGGACGAAGAACAGCACCCGTACCTACATTGAAATTTATTCGAGGTAATTCCCTATAAGGAACATCTGGTGATTTAACACATGTAATTCCACCAAGAGAATCAACACCACAAATTTCAAAATCATCAATAGTATCACCTTCTACATATCCTTCTCCTGGTTGCTCAACAATAACTTCCCTAATATACAAATCTTCTTCTTCAGGAGTTGGGTAATTCTGCCCTTGAGCAGTTATTGTCACAGCAATAACTTGTCCAAATGTAGGTGAATTTTGATTATAATCAATAACTGCTTGACCATAAGCACCATATCCCTTATCACAACTATCAGTAAACGCTACTAGTGGTGGTTCTGTATATGCTTGCCCTCTATTAGTCATTTCAACACCAATAATACTACCAACTCTCTCCACATCACCAAGTATATCCTCTTTATCAAATTTATTAATAAAACTCCCCATTAAAACTTTACCAGCAGCACCAATCCCATCTCCACCAAAAAATTCAATACTAGGCATACCGCAATTAAATTCATTCCCAGTATTACTACAATCTCCTATACCTTGATCTCTTGCACTAGCAAGTTTAGATCCAAATATTTCAAATTCACCATACTGTTCTTCAAAGCTACTTAATTTTCCTTCTATACCACCAAGTAATCCATCCTTTGCAGATTTTATTCTACCAGCAGCATTATTGGCAGCATTAAATGCTTTAGAGATTGAAGACTCCTGTTCTTTATCAGATTGATCCTTCCTTTCACCACCATCAATCACATATTTACTAGTAGCTACGGTAGGTGTTTCTTCATTACATTTAAATAGATTAGCAAGTTTATTAGCAATACCAAGTCCACCCATTATCGTATCTTTAATTTTGAATACTGCTCCAATAGGACTCATCAATGACTCAATAGGTCCAACAAAAGGTCCAACAAGAGAATCAATAACATTAGTAATCTTATGAACTAAACCACCAACAAACTGTTGAGCAGCACAAACTGGAGTATTAATAAGATTTCTAACCATACCTGTAAGCATATCCTCAATAGCACCCTTCACTGCACCTGCAGCATTTCCAACTAAGCATCCCAATTTATCCATTATTATTTTAACTGGATTCATTAAAGCTGTTTGGACTCTTATAGTAGTTGCTAGGGCAGTTAATTTTTCTGGAATAGTAGCAAGGAAAAACTGTTTAAGACCAGTAAGACCTTTTTGAACAAAAGTCACCATCTTATCAGTTAAAGCATTACCAATCTGACTAATGAAACCTTTACTCAAATCAGAAACAGATCCAACAACATTCTTAATTTCAGAAGGAAAATTAATAATCTCATCACCTGCTGATGTTATTAACTTAAAGAAATTACTAACCTGTGCTTCAGTTTCAGCAAAGAAATTATCTTTAGTAGGATCTGCGAGAATGATTTCCATTCCTGTAGCTAAAGATTGAGGAGGAAGTAATGCTGTATTATTCTGCCTATATGATTCCAATCTAGAAAATAATCTTCCCTTGGCTAATTCACTTAATTTGTCTGGATCAGTAGTAGTTATATTTCCAAGTTCTTTTGGAAAAGTTTTTTTAAGTTTATTAATCTCGTCACTAAATTCAGGAGGATTATCCTGAATTAATTCCTTATATGCCTCTAATTTTTTATTTGAAAGTACAGGATTATTATCAATAGTTCCATCATCATTAGCTACATCAACTTTACCGTTAGTATAACCTGGTCCATTATAAGTCGTTTCATCAAATACATTTACCCATACCCCATCTTTTAGTTTATATAAACCGTTTGTAATTTTTCCAGGATCTTGTGTCATTTAATTATACCTCCAGTATATCTATTTATCATTCAAATTCAAATTCAAACGTAGAAACGTCACCATTAGGATCAGTAACGACTTCCTTAAACTCACCATTAACATATTGAATATCTTCCGATACTTTTCCATCCTTATATTTTGTCACTGTAGTTTTATTCCCATTTGAATCTTCAGTAACATCTCTAGATTCTATATCTGGTGATAATCCACTACCACCTTGACCATATAGTGCAGCATCTTCTTTACTTCCCACTCGTTGAACACCAAATCCATCTGTATATGTTACATTCTCTACAACGGCTCTATTTTGGTTCAATTCAGCCTGTACTCCTGCTGCTTCAATCTGGGCATCTAGGGTACTCTTATTTTCTAATGCTTCATTATAGGCTTCTTCAGCAGTAGAAGCACTACTATTAACAGCAGCCTTATATTCGGCAAGTACCTCTGACTTATCTGTATTTGGATCATTCAACCCTTTAGTTAAATTCTCTTCTGCCTTTGCAAGATTATAAGTTTCCCAATTAGATTCACCTGGATTAAGTGAAGATGTATCTTTATTTGGATTTGTTGGTGTAAATGGTTTACCATTTAACATTGCTTGTGGTTTCTTAATATCACCTATCTTCGATTCTCCAGCAGGATCTATTCCCATTTTCCTTAAGTTCTGATTACCACCTGTTCTTCCAGTTTTACCACCAGTTCTTAAATTTGGTGTTGTAGCACCACCTTGTTCATTAATTTCCTGTCTACCCAAAACTCCTGGTTGTATTGTACCAAACCATCCTGTTATTTTATCCCAAACACCTTTCAAATCATCAGAAATATCTTTTAATGCATGGAATCTGGTTCTTGGAAATACTCCAGTAATTATAGGTAATCCATCATCACCATTTGCATAAAAACCAAAGACCATATCTCCTTGTGCGATTCTCACAGGAGTCAATCTACCACCTCCACCAGATCCTGCTGTTGTAGGCAACATTACAATAGCATATCTAATATCTTGTTCTTTGATCGTATCCTTCTCAGAATAATCACCAATAATACGAACCTTATATCTCCATCCCCATCCCAATCCAGAAATCTGCTTCCTCTGAGAAGCAAATCCTACAATCATTCCAACAAATGGAATTAAAGGAGTTTTACCGAATGTGCCTGGATCAAACATTATTTTTTACTTTTATATAGACCGTATGTGTCACGAGCAAGAGTTAAAGATGTATAAGATTTTAATGGATCAAAATGATGACAAAGATGTAGAATAAGATAATTACCACTTTGCTGTTGATTATATATCTCCTCTACTTTTTCAGATTTGGTTATTTTCTCAAAATTACATTCAATAACATCACCAGCTCTTAAATTTACATTACATGGAACCTGAATATCAACAACTTGAGAATGTAATAAATCATATCTCATTGCAGATTTTGCTTCCCATGTAAAAGGATTATTCTCATCATCATAACCAACATCAGGATCCATTGACCCAATATCTAAAAGATGATGATATGTCCTTATAGCATTATTCTTATTACTGGGATCTTTATTTTCTGAAGTTTTTCCGAGAGATTCCTTTGGTGACAAATTAACAAATCTTTCAGTAATCTCATGTGTTAATGGATTTGTGGTTATAATCCTAGCCTTATATGTTCCTGATCTTAATGCACTAAGTACATCTTGATCCTTTTTAAATGTAGGAGACGTTAAAATCTTAAAGTCATTATGATCATTATCACTATTAGACTTTAGAACACCTTCATAAAAATATGTTTCCTTTGGTTCTTGCTTTATAAGACTATCTATAGACTTAAAGTTTAAACCATCTTGAGTTTCATAAAAGAAATATCCAGGATCACCATTAGTATGTGGAATAGCTTTTTTAGCCAATGAAATAATCAAATCATAAGGAGTCTTACTTCTACCAATAATTGCATCCATATTCAAAGTTTCTTCAATATTAATTCTTTCTTTTGATACTTTCAACTCTTTCAAAAGACTAGCAACTATTTGATTAATCTTACCCTTAAGTTTCTTTCTTATAGGAAGATCTCTATTCAAAAATTCATGCTGAGAAACAAGAGGAAGAAAAACAACTTGTTTTAACGTATCCTGTTTTGCAGTAGGAGCACCATTTACTATTAATGGATACTTTGTAAGATCCAATATTCCTGATTTAGATTCTATTTTAATACTTACTTGTTCTTGCCCAACTATAGGTAAATTATCTTTAACAGTACCAAGATCTCCCTTATCACCTACGGTAGATTCACCATCATCAACATTTATTAAATTTACCGTGATCATTGGAGAATATAAACTCTCATAATAATCAACTGATAAAGTCTTGGCACTATCAGCACCAGAAAGATCTATTGGTGCTTTCTTACCATTATCAATGGATAATGTTGTATAAATTGAGGCTGAAACTGCTGACATTTATCTACT